ATAGTACAACGCCGTCTCCACCTAATTGTGAGCTTGAGAATGCATTGTTATATACATTCGCTGCTTTTGTTTGTTTAGCAGAAGCCATAGCTCTTGCTAATGATTTTGTTAATCTAGTTGACAGTTTGTCATAAAGATTGTCTTCCATTGCTTCCTCAGTAATTGAGAATGCCATAGCAACAGTTTCGTGTTGATATCTAGAAATCCAACCTTCACCAGTTTCTGCATAGTTAACGCCTTGACCTTCAAATTTAACAGAAGCTTCTCCAAAACCTGGAAATAAAACTTCTTCTTCAAAGGCTCTATTTGATGTTTCCTCATCGAATAGCACCGCATGCTCATTTTCGTGTCTGTTATATTCAGTTCCAAAAATTGCATGTAAACCAGGTACCAATTCCTTAAGGAGTTGTGCTCTTGAAATAGCCATAATTTATCCTTTCCTAATTATATACCTGTAACGCCTGTAGCGCCCATACGGTGTTGATGTGAGTTAATTCTCACTAGTATGTCCATAACAGTACCAGCAGATGTGTAACCTAAATCATCTTGCGCACTACCTAAAAGTTGTAGTGGGAAAGTGTTTGTGGTTGCTTTAGTGCTAGAGTCTGCTACGAGACCACTTTTGTGAGTAGTTGTTGAACCAGAAGGTGATGCTACAATTTGTAGGTTCTCTCCAACGTTAGCTGCTGCAACTGCTGTAGACGCTTGGTCTGCTTGAATCTTAAACAAAGTGTTTGGGTCATCATAGACATACGCTTTATATTGAGCTTTTGCAACTGTGCCGTTAGGGATTGAACGTACAAACTTTACATCTCCGCTAGAATTGTCCTGATATTCTGCTCCCCAGAATACACCAACAACAGATCCAGGTGAAGCAGCACCTATATCAGTAACCAAAAGGCCAGCTGAATAAGTAACTAAGTCACCTTCAAAGTATGCGGTTGGGGCAGTAGCAGCTATTCTATAGCCGTTACCATCAGTAAAATTGTTGGCTCTGATCGTGCCACCAGTTGCTTGTCGTACTGGTGAAAGTCCATATCCTGCCATAATTTCTCCTTAATGCAAGTTTAAAGTTTAATCAATTTGAAAAGCTCGTTATTAACTTACTTCTCAAATTTTGGTTTTTCGATTCGCCCACCTCTTGTTGTCGAAGAAGTAGATTCATCTGATACTGGCATATTTGGATTTTGCTGTTGCATATATTCTGCACTGTAAGCATTACCCATCTTTCTGCTTTGAGCTTCGTAGTACGCTTTTTTCTGAGCTACTAATTCTTTTGAGTTTTTCATAAGAATCAGATCCCCTGATCTAACCGTACCTGCGTGTTTGCCAGCAGACATTACGTCAGCATGATAGTCATCCCCAAGTTCATCAGGTGTAACTGGCTCATAGCCTTCGCGTAGTCTTTCGTGAACATTTGCATCATCAGGGTTATTCAATAATTCATGTCTAACCCAGACATATTCCATATCCACATCTTTTTTTTCTTCAGGAACGTCTAGCTTTGCCATTGGTTCCCAAACTTTTTTTCGAGTTGCCGATGCTCTAGTTTTTCGGCTGGTTTGTGTTGCTTTTGTCATCTTAACCTCCCGCCTGTGTTTGGCGCACTTTTTGTCGCGCATATTCTTGTAAAGAAACTCCCAATCTATTAGCCATCTCAACTTCCGTTTTAGTTAGCTTTATTTGGTTTTTTCCCAGAGTGGAGCGCGTGCCACCCATAACTGTTGGAATTTTTTTCACTGATTTGTTTTTAAACTTCTCAGGAAATTCATCTCTTATTCTCATATCAAGTTCGTTATAATATTCATCAGAACTAGTGTTAGGTGCAATACCTTCTTCTATAAGTTCTTTATGAATTACCATAGCCGCTTGAGTCATGATTCTATCTTTAGTAGTAGATCCTCCAAACCATTCGTTTCTTTTTTGCCAAGTTAGAGCTTTTCTATCTGGCGCTGAACTACTAGTTTGTTTAGGTTCTTCTTTCTTAACTTCTTTTTTAGGAGAAGTTTCTGCTCTTGATTTATATTGTTCAGCCACTAAAGATTCTGCCTTAACTGATGCTAAAGCATCTTGTGCTTTAATTTCTGCATCAATATCACCAGACTCTTTTGCTGTACGCAAAGCAGATAAAGATTGTTTTTCCTGAGCTTTTAATCTATCAATATATTGATTAATCGCGTGTAATTCTGAATCTTGTGTACGAGACTGTAACTCAGCTCGTTCAGAAGTCCATGATTGTTCTTGGTTTTTTAATTCCTTAACCCTGGCTTCTAATTCTTTTTTCTCTTTGACAAGACGTTTAATGCGTTTTTCTGCACGTTTGCCAAATACCTTTTTATCTTTAGATTCATCTTCCTCTTCAGATTTTTCCGCTTCGTCATCTTCTTCATCATCAACTGACTCAGGTTCTTCTTCTACGGTTTCTTCGGATTCTACTGGAGCCTCGGTATCTGCAGGCTCTTCAGGCTTTTCTACGCCTTCAGATTCTTCTGATGGAAGTTCTACAACTATCTCTTCTTCTTCTAGTTGCTCTTCCTGTTTTTCTTCGTCTATCATTTAGATCTCCTTCGGTTGCGACCCGCGTTTATCGCTTAAATACTATTGTATACTACATGCAAACTAATTGCAAGTCTATTTATGCGTTATTTTATCAGGATTTGGTACTACTGCAAGAACTTCATCATCGTTTATCATTGCATACTCTTGGCCTTCATATCTAAACTTTAAACCAATATATTTACCTGTAAGAACCCAATCTCCTATTTTACACCATTTTGTTTCTTTATCATGGTAACATTCATCTCCCATAGAAACAACTTGTGATACAACACAAGCATGTTTGGCAATATCTTTGGTATCATCTGTTAATATAATACCACCTTTGGTTTTTTCTTGTATTTCTCTTGATTTTATTAATAATCTAAACCCTGAAGGTTTAGGTAGTTCTGTCTTATCCATCTATAGTCTCCTGTTTATACAACTTTTTAAACTCATCTTTTACTCTAGCTTGCATATCTTCTAAAGTATGAGCAATGCCTAACATATATTTATATGAGGCAAAATCGTCTGCACCAGCACCAGCTATTTGATCTTTATTAGCTGATATAGCTTCATCTAGTGCTATTATTAGTCTATCTTTAAACACACTTGCGTCCATTTTATCTCCTGTTTAAGTTAAAGGGGGGCCTGAATGCTACTACTTTATAGCGATTGTTTTAGGCTTTTTAGCCTCGGGAACAATCTTTTCAATCTCAATAGAAAGAAGACCGTTTTCAAGAGTGGCATTGTTTACCACCAAGTCGTCTGCAAGTGCAAACGTTCTTTTAAATGCTCTTTGAGAGATTCCTTTATGTACCATCTTCTCATCATCTTTACCTTCTTTCTTAATAGATTTTATTGTTAAAGTATTATCCCCATACTTCACATCAATATCTTCTTTACCAAAACCAGCAACTGCCAACTCAATGACATATTGTAGTTCATCTATTTTTCTAATATTGTATGGTGGGTAATTTGGGATAGCTGTATCTATTTCTAACAGTCTATCCATAATTGTATCGAAACCAACCGTAAACGGTCTGTAGGGTTCCCAATCTAATAATGTCTTCATCATAATATAACCTTTCTTAAGCGTTATTGTTTTGACCCCATTATGGCGGTCAACTAAACTATACCATAGTTAGTCTTTGTTTTCAAGTAATTCGTAAAAATAATTATCATCGTCTCCAGCAGTCCATTTACTTTCTGTTTCTACATTGTATTCAATCGTAGATACTTTGAAATCTGGTTTCTCTAGTTTAGATGGTGATAATGATTTATCGTAAAATAAAACTCTGTTATTTGGTTGTGCTGCAAAATGTTTGTTATCTAATAATAGAATATTAAATGATTTGTGTTCTTCAGGTATTTCTGCATAACCTGTATTCAAGACATTTTTATCGGGGTGATAATTGTCTATTGTAAATAAATATTCTCCTGAATACCATTTTTTAGATGGTGCTAAGTATTTAGCTTTGCATCCAGAGATAGATGCTTTTTCAATTACAGTTAAACCGTAATCAAATGCATCCCATAATTCTAGTTCTTCTAATTCAAGATTGAGATCAGTAGGCTCACTAACAAAAGCACTGATAGGGAGCTTATCATATAAAGCACCGTATGTAGGCAAATACGTTTCAAAGTAGAGCGCTCTACCCTGAATAGATTTACAGCTAACCCAAACACCTTCTACAAATTCTCCATGACCTTTTTCATGATCATATAAATATTGTTTTTTAACATATACTTTTGTTGGTGGTAAGTTTGCTACCAGTAAAGACATTAAGCTTTACCAGCATTTTTATTACGTTTGAATGACCTGTTTTTAGATTTATCTTTTACTGTTAAATTATTTTTAGAATTGTTCATAGGATTGCCATCTTTATGGTCTACATCTTTTCCTTTAACACCTTTTATTCTATTAGCTTTATTACGTGATGAACGTTTCTTTTTCTGTTCAGGCTTGCTGTGATAATTATCGTATTCTTTACGGTAGTTACGCATTACTTCTTTTTCTTTTTAGCCTTATTTAATTTCTT